CATGAACGAATCATGACTCACAAAAATGCTATGTTTATACTCCCGCTAAATTGTGAGAATATTACATGATTCGAAAGAGTTCTTACCCTCTTTCGCGTTATTAAGGCTGCTAGACCTGTTGTTTACAAGTTGAACTCTTGCTTTTGAACCAGTTAAGTCTGGTTTGATATCTATAGTGTATCGCCCTTTATAATTTGATATCTAAAGTGTATCACCCTTAAACGTCAGAGTTTGAAAAATATCTAACTTGACTTGGTGGAAATGGACGTTCCAAATTAGTAGAATTACCTGCAGCTGCGGGTAACATAGTCACTGGACCGTTATGATTAAAAATTCCAAAACGTGCTTCGTCTGCTAAAGACACATATATTCTAACAACTGTTCCTGCTACACCTGCAGCGGGCATCGTAAAAATAACATTTCCTAAATCTGCTGCGAAATCTGTTTCTGGAGTATTTTCTAAAGCTTGATGTATCTTTGTAAATCTAAAAGGAGTTTCCAATGGAACTTCGAACTCTACGGTACAATCTATATTATTTTGTGTAACATATAAAGGTGTATAACTTGGCGGAGTGGATGATATTGTAGTATAAGTTGTAGCCCAATTTGCGTTCGTTGTGACAGTCGTACTTGGTGGATCTGCAATAGGTAATTGAAATGCGCTATTCATAACTGGGTGTTTATAAAATACTTGAGTTTTAAAAGTTGTACTGCCTTGGTTGTAAACTATTTTGAAGCGTAATCCTCCGTAAAAAGCATCATAAAAATTTGATAAAAGTCCAATAGGTGAATTATTTATCCATGCTCTAAAAATATTATTCAAACGCAGTGTAACTACTGCTGCCATAGGTATTGCAGCAACATAAACATAACGTCGTGTAATATCTCGTAAATGTTTAATAGGTGCCATTTTTCCTATTTTAGGTTGTATTTTGTGTGGGTCTTCAAGACATTCTTCCTCAGTACCCATTGCTGTAGGAATATTGTTGTTAACTAATGATTGTCGATCCATCTTCAAAGAATCGATAGCTTTTGTTTGAGCTTCTGTCTCACTTGTTGATAAAGGAGCATAGCCAACAATGTCCATGTTGGAGACACTACTAACATTCACTTGTGATGGAGCTAACTCGAGTTTCTCTTTTAATCTAATTGCATATTCTTGATCGTCTAAAAATTCGCCAATATCACGTCTAAATAATACGGATTTTAAATTATTAGTAGGAACCCAACTTGGAAATTCACATGGACCATAAAAACTAAAGTCTGGACCTGCAGAAACATATGTTGATATCGTGATATAAGGTTGTGCTGAAGATGGGTATTGTAAAGGTGATGATATATAAACGAATAATATTCCATTTTGTCGATAAGAAGATTGATAATACATATCAGTTGTTGCCATAACCAATGGAGAATTAAAAGGACAATCTATGACTATTTCTTGTCCTCCGGAATTTACTTCAATAATTTCTGTATCAAAATTGACTAAATCCGTAAATGCTGGTGGTTGTGCATAATCTCCAAGACCGTATACTTTAACAAAAGTGAGTTTGCATGTATGCATATCTGTCCCAGATACTTTAAAAGTGTACCTCATAGTACCTCTCCAGTATCGTGATAACATTGCCATTTTAGTGATAATAGGAACTTCATTATTGTCACCGGTAACTAATTGAGAGCAGAAAGGCCCAATAGGTATTGTACACCTAACTGAGCCAACTGCATCTGTATTTCGAACATAAAAAGATTTTAAATAAGACAATTTACTTAATATATAATCCATACTCATTTCATCATATGTAGATGGAAACAAATCTGGTGGTGCTATACTTAAATTTTCAGTATTCATAGTAAGACGGTCAAGCATTTCTACTCCAGTAGTATTATTATAAGATCCAAATTGAGCTGATTTCATGCGCTCATGTATTCGAGGATCGGTTGGATTATCCAAACCAACCCATTTGAAAAATCGTTTACCTGCTCTATCTATACCATCTTTGATAAACTTAACAACATTTGGTAATGCTGCAGTTGCGATAGTAGCTAAAATAGCTGATTGTCTAACCATTTGAACTCCTGATTCCTCCTTTTGTAAAGGAGCAGGAATAGCAATTGAAAAATTGGCTGGCGTTTTAAACATAATATTTTTAAAAGATGCTGTAACAGTAACTGATATAGTTTTTGTCGAACTACTATCTAAAGGAGATACAACCATCAAAGTGACTGTACCTAAAGAGTTAATAAATTTTGAGACATCACTATTATAATAATTTCCTGTGTTTCGTGCATATAGAGTTGAAGCAAAAGTGGTTGGTACACAAAAAGGTATTTCAAGACATGTTGATGTAGATTTATTTGCATAAATACAAACGTGCGGGGATGCCAAAGCATCTGAAATTGAATTTGCTATATTAAAAGTTGCGTTATTTGGTTTAAAATAAGCCATAAGCAATCCTTGATGTAAAGGAGTGCCAATAGCTTGAAAATTAAGGCACACTGTACCTTTCCAAAATCGAGATGTTTCAAATGGTGCTTTAACCATTTTGTTAGTCATTATATCTTCTGGTATATTTATGTTACTAAAAGGTAAATTGATTCCTGGAGCAACAGTGCTAGCCCAAGCTATAGTTTTAATAAAATATGGTTTTTCCAAAATATTGGAAAAATCATTTCGTGTATCCTCTAAAGTATCAAATGTTGGTATATTTGCATTTAAAGTATCTTCCGATGTAATATGTCGCGTTGTGTTTTCGGAGTTACGCGAATCTCCTTCAAAATTTGACATTTGTTCTGTAATCCATTTAAATAGAATATTGATCTGAATTATTATCAATATCTTTTACGATTTATAATTGAGGGCTGCTCACATTATTTTGTTTTAATGAGAATTCGTAGCATAATTAAAGATTCGTAAGTTAACTTTCAATTATTTAGAACTCAATAATTCCCAAGTTTAAAGTGACTTTATTTAACGCCTAAGTCTAAAGGCAAATTTTATTTAAAATTGGTATGGTCTATCCCATGATAAACCTTGTATATATTCATCTTTATTTTCACAGTATAGTCGTTTGATATAATCTAAATCTAACAATGTGTAATACTTACCTTGTATCTCAAAATATGTACGTATATGTTTAATATGATAATTGTAAAAATCCAATCCATGCAAAATCATCTCTCTTTGTAAATTACATAATTTAACCTGAGTAAGCTCATCTTTCCTTTTAACATCACTTACGAAATTTATAGTTCCAAACATTGATATCTCATCCAAAGGACAAGTTATAGTGTTTAAAAATGAATTAAACTTAAAACCTCGTTTTAAAAATTGACATTCTTCTATACTTTTATATTCTTTCATTTCACTAATTTTGTCTGCTGTTGTATAATCTAATCCTAATTCCCTACAATGTTTTTGATAAGTTATTCCATTAAATATTTTAATAAGAGCTTCACGTATGAACATAAGTAAATCATCACCATATACCATGGAAAAAACATTCATAGTAAAATGTATGATAGATGGTTTAATTAAATTTTCCTTGCAAATTTTATAATATATATAAGCTCCATACGCTTTGTTAATCAAACAATTAAAAGTTGCTGTTAACATACATCCTGACGGCATACTATGAGTTGTAACCAATAATTCATTCATATTTAAAGTAGGCGTGTTTATTAAAGTACATAAAAACACCTGTAAACATTTAATATCAAACTCATTCGTTTGATCCTGATATTTTCTAACTAACAATCGAGCTAACATAGTCTGGAACTGAGTTAACATACTTCCATCCCACTCACCGTAATCTCCATCATTACATTTATTTCCAAAACCCATTGCTTTATCATAAATAGTTTGCCAATCAGAAAATGGATTCGTTCCAATCATAATACCAGTCTCAAATCTAGTTTCTCGTAATTTATCAATTAAATTTAAAAAATATTCTCGTCCTAAACATGTTAATAATAGTGGCGACATCTTGAAACAGCGTGGTTTATTAACTTTTCTCAAATCTCTAAGTTCATCTTTTAACGTTTCCGTATATAATATATTTTTAATGTCTAATTCCTGTCTATTAATTTCTTCCTTAAAATCCTGCATTTTAACTCGAAACCCTGGTTTAAAAGCTCCTGTTTCATAATTAATGTATTCCTCTTTACCTTTTGGAAATCCAAATCCACATGATGTATTTTTATCCATTTTACTAGATAAATTCGTTCCTAAAACAATTTCCTTTTCAGTTACCTTAGTAAACTGAGGTATTATACTTTCCATATATTGCTCAGCAAAAGCTAAAGCTTCACAGTCAATATCTGCAACTTTCTTATATGATTTCTTAGCCATATCTTTAATGATATTTTCTTGATCTAAATTTACTGGAGCTCTAGTTATAGGATATAATCCTGCTACAGCTGATGGTACATACTTGCTAAATTTAGGCACTGATGCTCCTAGTTTCTCTTCATTCTCTAACTTAACTACTGACATTTCTTCCTTTCCTGGTTCTTTTTCATTAATTTTACAACTATATCTTATATGCTTAGAGTTCGTTAAAAATTGTTTAATCTGTGTAAGTGTATCAATACTCCATATTCTTGAAAAACCACGAGTCTCAGTTGTTTGAGAACCTGCAACATGCATACCACGAATCTTACCATCACCATCAGTCAAAATAGAACCACAAGCACCTCGAATACCAAATTGATACTCTAATGCCTGCGAAGCTAAATCACCCTTAAGTCCTGGCAAGATATCATAATATACTAATCCACTTAATTGTGTTTTAATTTGTTCTTTTAAATCTATAATATAAGTTGGTGTTATAAGTTTACAATTCATATTAGATATCTGATCATGTTCTGCTAGTAAATTGGAAACATCAGGCAACAAAGCACTTATAGTTTTGGGCAACTCCCAAACTATAAAATCTTCATTACTATCAGCAACTAAAACTGTTAAAAGTACATTGTCATACATAACCATACCAGATCTAGGATCAGAATATATCGTTGCATAAACACTTGTTTTATCTATGTCCCAATTTGCCTCAGCTGCTTCATAAAGAATGTGAAATGGTGTTATGACACAGCCACCACTAATTAATCCAATGGTTCCACACTTAATGTTTTGTCCTGTTTGTTTATTCCCTAATGTATATGTTAAATACTTAACTTGTTTAGAAATTTTAATGTCTGCTGTCGTTGGTTCCTTTGAACTAACGTATTTTTCTGCTTCCTTAATAACTTGCTGAAAAGCTATACGGGGATCAGATTCATTGCTTGAATTATGTATCATCTGAAGTGCTCTTGTCATAGCATAGTGTCCAAAATATGCAAATATAATAAATAATACTAAAGATATTATTTGATTCTTAATGCAATTTGTCGGTGTTAAACTCTTAATACTACATGCAATAGAAGTCATTAAAGTTGGTAAATACTGCATAGTAAAATCTGTTAAAGGATCAATAAAATATTTTGTTAATATTTGTGGTAATTCCGTAATTAAAGATTGTCTAGTTAATCCTTCAAGTATGTTATTCATATCTAATTTAATCTCTTCATTTTCCATTTTCTTATATTTAAGCCTATCCGTAATTATTGATAATATCCATTTAAGTTGTGATTCAGTTTTATTGTCTGTATAATGAAATATAGGTTGTATTTTTGTAAATTTCGAAAAACCTTCGGAAAATCCGTCGGAATAATATCCTGCTGTTGTAGTTGTTGCTTGAATAAAGTGTCTATATTGAATGTAACCAGAAGGTTCTTTAAAACCCTTTTCATTTAATTTCATATCTACGTTTCTAAAATCTAAAATATCGCATCTTCTAAATAATGCATCAGGTTCGTTAACACAATCATCTTTAGTAAATACGATATCTTTCAATTTATTTGTTGTACAAAGTAAAACTTTTGATGACATATATTTGGTTTGTTTTAATGCTGCATTTGCACATGGTAGACCATATTTAATAGGAGATACTAAATTAATTATTTGACACCATTGTGAATTTCCTTGTTGTCCTACATCATCCATTATGAAAATATCTTGATCTGCATAATCATCATAAAAATCCTTTGCAAATTTAGGATTTGGTGTAACATGTGAATAAATAGAGTAACCCATCTCTCTTAAACAAGCTGTTAAATTAGCCATTGTTTGTGATTTTCCACTTCCTGGTTTACCCTCTAAAACTAAACAAATAGGCTCAATTCTAGTGATATCTTTATTAGATCTAATTAATTTGACTAATGCTGCATGCCTTTCATATAATTGTTTAACTGGTGAATTCCTCTCAATAAATGTATCCATATCTACCATAATATCCGTCATTTTTGATGCTAAATCTAATACGTTTTCTTGGAAAACAATTTTGTTAACTATCTGTGGATCCTTTATCATTTGATTTAAATTGTGTTCCATTGATAATATATAAAAACTATATTTACCTATACACGTTTTATTTAAAACTTCTTCAATTGATGACATTATCTCTTTTGGTATCAAACAACGTTTTGATATAAAATCTAATAATTTAAAAACCACATCACTTATAACTTTCATAAATCTTGCTAACATTAATGTATCATCTAAAATTTTTGTTGTTGACAATTGAGACAAAGAACTCAAAGCTTTTTGTATCCATTTAGGTAAAAATTGCACTGACGCTGCTGCCATCAATACGTCTAAAGTTTGCCGCTGGGCATCTGCATACTCTTCTACTTCTTCATGATCTTCTAAATCTTGTTCAAATGTTTCTTCTTGAAAGAAATCACGATATTGTTGTTCTTTTGCTAAATTATGTTTATAACATTTATCCGCTCTATCAAATTCCTTTAACATAACAATTATATTACCTATTATAGCTATAAGATTTATTAAATTTGGTGAACTCATTAGGGCAATCATGCTAACTAATGGTGTAAATATATTTTTAATTAAATTAACATATATTGACATAGTTGGTATTTGCTTAAGCATATATTGTAAATTGTCTAAACATGTAACTACAGTATCTTTACTAGTAGAATACACGTCCTTAATTTTTCCAAAAATTTCAAACATTTGGCGATCCATTGCTGTTGTTTTACTATATGTTTTAATATATTTCTTACTATAACTTTTCTTTTTATAAATTTTCTGATTTGTGTCTGGCACATACTTAATCTTTAATGGTCCTTGTACTCTAACTTTCCCTTCAACTTTCTTAAAAACGTCTCTTGAAACTACAACTTCCACACCAGAACTATAAATTAAATGATATTTATCTTCTAAATCGTTATTAAATATAATATTTTCCTTGCATAAACAATCTTTGTAATTTTTCCTAAACATTTCAAAATCATGTATTGTAAAATTTCCTTGTTGTATATCTTCTTCAATTTCTTTCTTCTTTGCGGTGCAACAAATGCATCCTCCTATTTTCATATCTTTAAATAAATTAACCAACAAATTATTTTTCTTGGCTTTAACATCAACTCCTAGAGTTTGTTTAAATATTTTTTGACCTTGTTCGACAATTAAAGACTCTGATTGAATCATATTGCTACTTTTCATTCTTGTTTTAGTGGTTCTGAGAATTTTATACGAGTTCTCTAGATCTACTCGTGATTACGATCCAGTAACCAAAAGGTGAAGGTTGCTTGAATTTAATTTCTGCTTATTAATATACTTCAATATTAATTGTGGCCTCAGGTATCCTGGTAAGCTATGTCGAATAGCCGCCTCTTGCTATGAAACCAACGCTACGGATTAGGAAGTAGGGCTCTCAAACCGAGGTTCGAGTATACCTTCCTAGAAGCGCTCCCGTTGTGATTTTTCTAGCGCATGAATTCGATATTTAAAATGAAATTTAAGCACTGAATTATAGGTAATTGTACCCATAATCCAGCGTGAGATGGTCAATCTCAATAGTCATATCTTCACTTTAACGTACTCTCCTTCATGGATATTGGGAAGAGTCTCTCAACCCAAATAGTATTGCTACTACCGGTACCCTCAATTAATATCTAACATATATTCTTCTACAGAAATATAAATACAATCAATGGAAAATAGTGTAAATAAAGTTTTGCTACAAGGTTCCTTACACAAAACAACCTTGGGTGTACTTTTTGATAACCTAGTATGACACTCTTAACTAGTAATAAGAATAAAGATTTAAGAGTTCCTCTTATAAAACAACTCTTTAATTTTAATTTTGAATTGTAAAAATTAAAAACACAATAATGGAAATAAAGATTTAGAAGTTCCTTCCATTAATCAACTTCAAATACTTTCATTTAGTCAGGTCAAATAATCTTTTCAACTTAAAATTTAATGTTACCAAAGTGAACTGTGCATGCAACTAATAAAGGGAGTTTCCTCTAATTAGGAGTAGCTGCACATACTCACAGTGATAAAAGAAAATTCCTTATTTAGAA